TCAGCGTGGATTGGGCGCGTCATCGAGCTCGGCATTGTCGACATCGATATCGGGCACATCTTCATCAAGCGCTGCATCATCATCGGAATCCAGCGGCACCTCACCATCGTTGCGAGGCAATTCGTCGACGCCCGCCTCATCGCCAGGATTCACGTCGGTGCGCTCCGTACCCAGCGGCGGCGGCGATCCAGGGACGAGGATTCCATCATCGTTCGCATCAGCGCTGCTACTCAGATTTTGCTGATCGCTCGACAGTCCATCATTTCGATGCTGGGTAGTCATAACCGCCTCCGCTCGTTGGTCTTGTATATGAGAGGCTCAGTCAGCTTCGACGTTCAGAGCAAAAGCAGCCACTAGTCCTGAACCGAATCACGATGGAGTGTCAGCAAATAAATCGCGCCGGCACGCCAAAGCAAGCACGCTCAGAGTTGCACCCTGCCCAGCCGCTCGTTATAGTCCTGCGCCGCGACTACACGTCGCGCGATCATCCAGGCCCGGATGGCGAAATTGGTAGACGCAAGGGACTTAAAATCCCTCATCCGAAAGGGTATGCGGGTTCAATTCCCGCTCCGGGCACCAGTAACCACGCGGGTTACAGCGATATCACTGTTAAATTCCCGCTCTTACTGATTTTGACTGTCAATCACCGGTCAATCACATGGCCAGCGTTTTTGCTCCAAATCGGTATAAAGAAAACGCCCGCCAGCGCGAAGCATGACGGGCGTTCCCCCGATCCAGACTCTCTCTGGTCAGGCCCGGTCCAGACTCACTCTGGCCGGTCTATTGCCCAGACGCGGGCGTTGCTGTCACCGGCCTGATGAACATCGCATAGGGAATGGCCGCACAGCGTGACGGGGTTTTAGTGGAGCGAGGCACTGCCCGTCTAATCCTCGTCCTGGTTATCCCGAAGGCCGTCCAGGCTACGGTCAAAACTATTTGATCGTCGTGACCTCGCAAAGCAGGGTCATCTCGGACATATCGTTGTTCGGCAGGATGGCTTTCACGTTGTACTGCTTGCCGTGGTAGATCAGCCGCCACTCGGTCGTTAGGTCGGCCCGGTACGGCATCGTCACCTTCGCGCTGAGCAAGGTCTGCAACTGAGCGGCGGCGAAGTATTCATCACCCGACACGCTATCGACTGCGGCCCATTCGGTGGCGATTGTTGACCAGCCTTCTTGCCAGCCCCCCATACCATCGGAAACGCGGGTCAGCTTTTGGAGTTCCATCGGGTGGCGGCGGCGTCCGATTCTCATCACAGCACCGCCATGGAACGATAGGGGGCCAGCAGCAGCGTATAGGCCGTGCCTTCGTACAGGATGCGGTCGGCTTGGCGCTCGCGGTTGATGTACAGGTCAGCGGTGAGCAGCAGGACGGCGGCTTGAATGGGTTCCGGCATCGGGTCGGGCAGATCGTCGCCCAGATATTCCTCAACGTGCCGGGTCGCAGCGTCCAGGTACAACTGAATCAGCCCGTCTTCCAGGGCGTGCATGACGCGCAGATGCTGCTTGGCTTCGGTCACGGTAATCATACGAAAAACACCTCGGTATCAATTTCAATGGGGGCGGCTGCGGCTTGGGCGGCGCCCATTGCCATTGCTAGGGCTTGCAGGCCGTCAATGCGGCCCGTGCGGCGTGATTTGTCGAGCTTTCGGCCACCGGCTGGATCTTTCACCGTCACGGCATTGGCGGCGCACATACTTAGAACCGGGTGGTTGCCGTGGGCGATGCGTCCATTCAGCAGCTCGGCTTCCAGGGCGTCGAGTGACACGCTCATGTCCCGGAAACCTTGGCCATGAGGCACTAGCGGCAGATCCAGACCGAGGCGGTCCAGCTCCTTCTTGAAAATGTCGATTCGCCAGCGGTCGAAGGCGATGGCCTGAATATCCACGTCCGAAAGGATCTCGGCCATATCGACGGCAACGTGCTCATAGTCCACCGTCGCGCCTGGTGTCGTGCGTAGATAGCCTTCGGCGGCCCACTGGTCATACGGGGCGCGGTCCTTCTTGGCGCGGTCGAATAGACCTTGCTCGGGCGTCCAGAAGTACGGGCGAACCTGCCAGACGTTGCCGGCCTTGCCGATCAGCACAAGGGCAGTAAGATCCGTGCGAGCACTCAAATCTAAGCCCGCAAAAACGGGACCGTCGAACGGCTCGGGTTCGGCATCGCAGGCCATCCACACGTCAGGCGATATGAACGGGCTGTCGAGGCTCACGCGCTGGTTTAACAGCAGGTTGCGGGCGGTGTTGCTCATGCTCGGCATACGGGCGGCTTGCTGCATTTGCTCGCGCAGATCGTCCTCGGAGCGGAACAGGCCCAAAGCAGGATTTGCTGCTTTCCAGGCATCTTCGTCTAGCAGGTCGCAGCCCTTGGGCGCGGTGTACAGGTGGCAGACGATGCGCGGATCTTTCGAGCGTTTGGCGTCGTCCAGTTGGATCGAAAGCCAATCCGCGTCGGATGCCGCTTGCGTGCTGATGATGATTTGCAGCGGGTTGGCGTGCGCTCCAGATGCGGTCAGCAGGGCGTCGATAAAGTCAGACTGCGGCCCGCGTACCTGGCCGATTTCGTCGAGCACACAAAAAACAGGGGAAAGCCCGTGGGCCGTCTTGCCGTCAGCCGCCAGGGCGCGAAACTCGGTATTCAGCGGCAGGCCGATCAGGCGTTTACCACTCGGCACGATGCGGACAATCTTCGACAAGGCCGGCGATAGCTGAACCATCTTTGATGCCAGGTTGAACACCAGCGCGGCCTGGTCACGGCTCATGGCTCCCGAAACGAGGCTTGAATTCTGCTTGGCTTCCGGCCCGACAAGGTGAGCCAGGATCAGGCCGGCGATCAGACCGGACTTGCCGTTCTTGCGGCTCACGGACAGGATGGCGCGCCGGGTGCCGTGGGGGTTGTCGTACACGTCGCGGATGAACTGCTTTTGAAACTCGGCCAGCAGCAGCGGCTTGCCCACGTCCGCACCTTCTGGCGTGACGCAGTAGCGCTCCACAAAGCTGATGATCTTCTCGGCCCTGGTCATTGCATCGTCGCCAGGGTTGGGATTAGGTCGTCGTCGAGCTGAGCGCGGGCGTCTCGCTCCAGTTCGGCACCTTTCGGGATGTTCTGAGCCTTGCCCACGGTGGCGATGGTATCGACCTTGAGCTGGCGACCAGTGGCCAGGGCGCGGCGGCTCATTTTGTCCAGCAGGTCACAGGCGGGGTTCGGCTTGCCGTCCACCAGCAGCCCGTCACGGTCGATCGCATCTTGCAGCGCCTCGATGTCGGCATAAGCGCGGGCGAGACTCCCGGCCAGGATCAGGTCAGCATCGGTCCAGGTATCACGCGGGCGGGCTTTTACGATTGCGTCGTAAAAGGGCTTGGCGGCCTCGCTGACACGCACAAAGGCCGGAGGCGGTAGTGGGCCAAGCGCAACGGCCTGAGCGGCTGCTACGGCGGCTCTAGCACTGTCTGAGCGGGGGCGGCGGGCTGTCACCTTCATGGCTGCTAGTCTTCCGGGCACTTAGCGATAAAAGAGCAGGGACCGAGCGGTCTTGCCTGCGCCGGTTGCTGGTGATTTTTGTTCTCGATTCCACGGATGATTTGGATCGAGCGGATTGCCTTTCACGTCGCAGCCGAGATAGATGCTCTTGTCCATCGACGCGGCTGTCTTGAGGCTATGACAGGTGTGACAAAGGCTCTGAAGGTTCTCCCGGCTGTTGTCATCGGTGAAGTCGTCGCGGCTGTCCTCGATGTGGTCAACGTCCGTCGCAGGCACTACCAGGCCACGCGCTGAGCACATACGGCACAGCGGTTCCTCGGCCAGTACCTGAGCGCGAAGGTTCTTCCAGGCGGTGCTGTTAAGACTTAACGTCCGGCGCTTCTTCATGCGCTCACCTCGTTAACTTTCTTGTTAACTTGATCGTCCAGTCCGTCGATACTCGGAAGGTTTTCAATGCGGCGGACCTCAGACCGGAGCATCCATCCGTCTTCAATGCCGCGCTGATAGAAGTTCGCTCGGGCCAGGCTGTCGCCACGAAGCAGACCTTCCACGTTGTGCTCAACGAAGAACGCGGGGTTGGTAATGCAAGCGCGGTTGATCGCCTGCTCCCACATAACGAGATGACGGCGAAGGGTGTTGGTCACGAAGAACCGGGCCAGCTCCACCACGTTGGAATAGTTCGCCGCTTCCATGTCGCCAATCATCACGGGCGGTACGCGGAACAGACGGGCAGTCTCGACAATGGACAGGCGCCGGGCTTCGATCCACTCGGCATCCTCAAGCGTCATGCTCACGGTCTTGAACGTCGCGCCTTGTGGCAGTACGGCGGTCTTGCCGTGGTTGGCGATACCGGCTTGACCAGCGGACCAGCTTTCGCGGATCTGCCCGGCCTGCTCTTTCGTGGTGCCGGGTGGTGTCTCGATGACGCCCGATAGCTTGGTGCCCTGCTCGAACATCTTGGCGCCGTGGGTACGCTCTGCCAGGGCAAGGCCGATAGTGTCGCGGGCTACCTGAATAGGCGAGCGTCCGAGAATCCCATCATCCGAGTGATAGCGCAGGTGCAGAACCTCATCGGCTAACAGGCGGCGCTGGTTGCCTTTGCCGTCCGCGTGGTCATAGACCAGATTGCCCAGGCTCGAACGCAGCACCGTTACCGAGTCCGGGTGCATCGGCAGCAGGGCTTTCACCGATCCGTTCGGGTTCCAGACGATCTCGGCATAGGCGTTGCCACGCAGCAGAACATGACGCTGCATCTGCTCGCGGAACTCCATCGCGGTCTGGTAGTTGTTCGGCGCATCGTGCAGCAGCTTGTACAGCGGGTGACTACGGGCTTTCTCGCGTCCGTCATCGGTGCGGCGGTACACGTCGAGCGGCAGGCTGCCCACCGTCTCACTGATAGCCGCCACGCAGGCATAGACGGCGCTGATGCCCTCGGCGGTGGTTGTGTTCACGTCCACGCCAGCCACGCCAGGAAAGCCCGTCAGGCGGTCGTAATAGGTGTCATAGGCCGGGGTTGTCGGCTCGGGGCTGGATCGTTTGAACAGGCGTTGAATCAGGCTCATGCGATGGCCTCCAGATACAGACGGGCCAGGCGAACCGAGCGCGGCAATTTAGAACGAACTTGGACGCTGGTTGCGTCATAGGCCGGATTTGCGGTGATTGTTATCTCGAACAGATCAACATCGCGCAATTCGCGGACAGGTTTCGCGCCTTCGGCCCAGGTGTCGCGCACGGGCAGAAACCCGAACGAACAGCCGGCCACGTCGCCACGTTTCACCAGCTCGGCCAAGTCCCGGCCCAAGGTGGTGTCGGGAAGGTCCAGCTCGAACGCCAGGCCTTCGGAATCTTCGGTGAGTCGCAGAGTGCCGGCACCCAGGCGACCGAGCAGCGACTTGCCGTCATGCTCGTAAATCGCCCGGATGTTTCCAGCGGTGGCGGCGGCAAGCGTCCGGGTGAAGGCACCGGGGCGGATGACTTCCACAAACTCGCCCAGGTCCGTCTCAGAGTTGAACCGAGCGGCATAGCCGGTCAGCTTGCGTCCGTCTGGCTTCAGCCCATTGCTTGCGCGCCGTTCCATTACGGTGCTACCGCTTCGCTGGCGACCACGAAGCCTTCCGGATGACGTACCGCTGTATCTACGGTGGCCATCGCTCGGACTTGCACACCGCCTCGGCTGTAGGCCGGTTCGGCGTATGGGTTCACCAGAATGTCCACCTCGCTCCAGACGCCAAGCATGACTTGCGAGAAGTCGCCCAGGATCAGAGTGCCGGCCGGAACGCTCTTGCTTGCGGACAATGGCAGGCCAGCCAGGGAGCCGCCGTCGTACAGGAAGCCGCTACCGGAGCCGGGCACCTTCTCAGTGCTCGCCAGGGCGGTGCGCACGGCGGCAGAGGTCAGCCAGCGACCGTTCGCGATCTCCACGTCATCGAGCATTTCCAGCATCGCCAGGACTTCGGCCCAGGTGTCGGGCAGGTCGGCCACGGTCTGGATGCCGGCAGTGTTCAGGATGCCCAGCGGCTCACCAGCAGCGCCGGAACCGTTGATGATGGCGCGGTCGATCTGGCGGGCGATCAGGAAAGACAGATCCTCGCGGACCAGTTGTTCAATGGCAGGGCTGGATTGCTGGATAAGCTGGCGGCTCATCTCGGTTTTGCCACCAACGTGCTTGGGCGTCAGGGTCACGCCGTCGAAGCTCATCTGGCCTTCGGGCACGGCTTGGCCTTCAGTGACCCAGCCGGTTTCCAGACCCGAACCGTATTTCGGCACGGTGACGTTGCCACGAAGGCCAGTCAGCACACGGATGCCCAGCGAGCGAGCCAGCAGGGCTTCACGCAGCGGCCCGATGTACAGGTCGGCGCGGTGGTCAGTACCTACCAGTTCGGGAGCGGTCGCCGTGGTGTTGGCACGCTTCTCCAGGCTGGCGAACGGTACGAATGCGCCCTCGGCTTTGCGGCCGGTACGGATCTCGGCTTCGCGGGCATATTCCAGTTCGGCACCGTCCAGGGAGCGGCCTTCCATCTGAGCGCGCAGCACCTTGATGACCGACACGCTACCGGCCAGGCGGTCGAGGTCAGTCGATGCGTTCTGGCTTACCGGAGTGCCAGCAGCGCGGCGTTCACAGTCGGCCAGGTGCTCGGCGCGCTCGACTTGTGCAGTCAGGGCGCGTTCCTCGGTTTTGAACTGGTCGAATTGCTTGGATTCTTCAGCGGACAGATCGCGGCCTTCTGCGGCTGCGGCATCTACCAGGGTTTTCATGGCGGCGACCTTGGCGGAGCGCTGCTCGCGTAGGGCGGAAATCTTCATTCGTTGATACCTGTAAAGTTAGGTGACATGCACGCATACTGTACGCATATACAGTATTCCGCGCAACTAATCGTTGACAGGCACGCTCGGCACGTTGTAGCGGGCATAAAAAACCCCGCACGATAGCGGGGTTGAGGTCATTGCGCGGTTGCGTCAGGCCATCGTTCTCTGGCTCTTCTAAGCGCTTCGCCATGGGTAACTGGCTCGCAGATCATCGTAAACGGCGGGTGTCCTGCTACCGTTATCGTCCAGTGACCCCGACGCGATTCGCCGTCATTAGCAGCGACCTCTGCTAGCAGTTCCAAGCGATGCAGTTTGATGTACTGGCGAACGTCCGGCGTCAGCTTGCTAGATGGCGAGACGATTAGCCGGTTGCCTTTCACCTTGGCGCTGAAGCCGTGGGCACGGAGATAGTCGATAGCGGCCATTAGAAAGCCTCCGCATCGTCGTCATTAAAAGCCGGCGAACTGCTGAAGGTGCTCACGTTTTCCTGAAGATGCTCATAGTTTTCTGTGAGCACCTTCAGTCGATCTTGAGCACCTTCAGCAGAAAGACGCCAAACCCACTGCTGCTTCCCCCCGCCAAAATTGCCACCTTCCTTTTTCGCAACTGCGCCAATCGTTTTCTGAGCGCGGCGAACCGTTGCCCAGGTCAGCCCGTTTCCGTCAGCGTCTTTCTTGATCTGATTCACAGGCACAGGCCCAGCGGCAAGAAGGTCGCGCAGGAAGTCGCAGGCGTCATCCAGTTCAGTTCGGCGTTCGTCCTGATTCTGCGACTCAACGTCCGCTAGGATCTCGCGGGCGGTGCCTTCGATCTTTCCGCCCCATAGCACGCGGGTAGTTGTGATGCCTTCCCCGACTGTGCATTCCTCAATGGTGTAAGAGCACCCGCCGTCGTCGATTGCAATGTTCGATTTTGCGCGAGCCAGCACCCGGAGTTCGGAGTCTTCTTGCTTCGCGGCCACCAGCACGGTTCGGGCCAGCGCTCCGAATGCTTGCGATCCGAGCACTCGCTCGGCTGGGTTCTTGTCTGCCGATCCTTTAGAGAAGTGGGTGATGCCCAGCACCGCGCAGTCGTGTTGCTCAGCAAGATCGACCAGCCCTTGCAAAGCCCGCCGGACGTCGTTGGCGCGGTGCATATCGCCGGAAACGGCAGACACGATGGGGTCGATCATAATCAGCCCTACGTCACCGATTCGATCCATCTCAGCGGCCAGCAGGTCGATATCTTTCGCGGGGTCGAAAGGCTGGGTTTCCCCAAGCCCATTGACGCGACCTTGTAAGATGTACACCTTGCAAAGATCGGCACCGGATGCGATCAGGCGCGGCACTATCGTGTCGGCCGCATCATCCTCGCTCGACCAGATGATTACGCTACGGCGCTCGGTACAGCGCTCCCCATCTGGCCAGCGGCCACCGCTCGTCATGGTGGCGGCAAGGCCAATCGTCAAAGTTGTTTTGCCTGTTCCGCCAGCGCCGGCAAGAATTGTCAGCTTGCCCAGCGCCAGCCAGCCCGGCCAGGCCCAATGAATTGCGGTCGGAGTGATGCTAGTAGCCTGAATGGCATTCGCCCGCCAAGCGTCCTTGGCCGCAGACTCTGCCCATTCCTTCTTTAGAATTTCGATTGCTGCAGCCATTACGCGACCCCCAGCCGGCGCTTGGCCAGCTCTAGCCGCTCTTGATCGGCTGCGGACAGTTGCTTGCCCAAGCGAATCTGCTCGACGGCAACCGTGATAATCATCGCCTCGAACTGGCGCGCTGCTCGGCTTGGTTGGGTTGAGCGCGGCGTATCGCCAACGAACAGATCGCGCAGCTCCAGCCCAACGGCGCCAGTAATCTCCGCAGCGCTACAGCCGGCCCAGCATTTGAGCAATACCGTGCCGTTGTCGGCTTCCTTGACGCTGAGGCTGGGGTTTTTGTCATCGTGTGCTGGACAGCAGGCAAGCCACTTGCCAGCGCCGTTCGGCTTCACCTTGTCGAGCCGGGACAGAATGTTGTCGATTGGATTCATGCCGCCTCCCCGGTGTGCTCAGAGGTACGGCGGGCCAGGAACTCGGCAAGGTCACTGAGGCGATAACGCACCAGCCGACCGACTTTCATATAGGGGAGGTTGTAGCGCCCGGTTGAGCGCCAGACGGACAAGGTTGAAGCCTTAATGCCAAGGGCTGTAGCGGCTTGCTTGTCGTCTACTTGAACAGGAGGGTTCTTCGGATCGTAACCAAGGGCGGCGGCGATATCGGCCTTAATGGCCTCGATGGTGGTGTGCATGGGTGTTGCCTCGTCGGGTCAGAAGTGACGAGGCAATGGTCGAAAAAGCGGAGCGCTTTCGGTCCTAATGGGATTGAGCAGATCCCCAATATGGCACGTTGGGGTCGTGCTATGCGCCTGCTGTTGCGGCTGTTTTCAGGAATTTCACAACTGTTTCAGAGCTCGCCGGTAGTTCCAAGCCATGCACCGCAGCTGCTGCTCGTAGCGCTTCGTCTGCTTTGTATGGCGCTGCCAGGTTAAGTTTTGCCATGGCGGCCAAAACCGCGATTATTTGAGACGCGCTTTTCCTTTCGCTGGGATGGAGCGGCTTTTCTTTCGGTGCTTCGACTCCGTTGAGCTTGTTAGCAAGCGCCTGTATTTCTGCCGGCTTGAACAATGGAAGTCGGGTACGACTGAGATAAAAGGTCCGGTCGAAATGAAAATCTGGAACAACATCCTGCGAGCTCCACACTCCATAGGCGTCACATTTGACGGTAATTCGGCTTTCGAATGAGATAGGAGCGTCTGCAAATGCCCCACAACATAGCCGGACTTGGCTAGTGATCGTCCCCATACCGGCTAACTCAACATCGACGCCGTGTTCGTCGTCAACAATCTTCTGGCCGTTACAATCGACGTAGATTCCGCAGTGACCCGCGTTGCAAAGGTCGCCAAGCTCGACGAACGTAATCGGAGTCGCAGTCATATCTTGTAGCCAGTCAACGGCCTGCTCTGCACTGAGCCACTTCAGCAGCCTGTAAACCTTATCCATGTCATGCCCTCCGGCATTCACTCAATAAGATGGCCAGCCAGGCGGTTGAGTGATCCGCTTTTCGCCCCGTCGGGCTAGGCTGGCCAAAACCATTATGCCGCGAGGCGAGCCAGTTTCTCGCGGGCCTTACCTTGGGCTTCGATCAACATCTCGTCGCCTTCAAGATCGAACCCGCCTTGAGCAAGTCGCAGCTCGGCAGAAGGAAAGGCACCAGCAATTCGCGTCAGAGCGAGTTCGGCTTCAGCTTTGTCGGCAAAAGGACCGCAGCAACCATATGGGTAACACTCGTCCTTCATATCCATTACGAAATAGTAATTAACGAACGGGCCATTTTGGGTGAAGGTCATTTATCGGTTCTCCGTTGTGGTGCTGCCCATTGCAGCGGTGATTTTCTCTAGCGCCTCGCGCACCGGGTCGGTGGCTAGGTGGGCATAGCGGGCGGTTGTCACCGTCGTGGTGTGCCCCAACAGCTTGCCGACCATGGGAAGGCTCACGCCTTGCCCGACCAGCCAGCTCGCGGTCGTGTGTCGTAAATCATGGATGCGAATGTCCGGCGCTTCAGCCGATCCGACTTCGGCCGCGAACGCCGTCAGCGCCTCTTTCCAGCTCGCATAGATGTTCGTGACGTGGCCGGCGCTACTGCTCGATGGAAATACCCATTCGGCACTAACCCCGACGCGGCGCTTGAGGATCGACACGGCGGGGGGCGGCAACGGTATCGAATGAACGCGCTTGTTCTTGTGGTGCGCGCTACCGATGGTCCAGACGTTCGCGTTTAGGTCCAATTGATCCCAGCGCATCGCCTTTACGTTGCCGGATCGGGCACCGGTGAACAGACACAGCCGGAAGATATCGGCGGCGTCCTGGTTGTTGATCGAATCAATCGCCTTGAATAGCGCCGGCATCTGGTCAGGCTTGATCCACTGTTCGCGTGGCGACTCTTGGTTGTCCTTGATCGTCGTCCACGGGTTACGGATGTTCATCCCGTGGTGCTTGATTGCGTGGTTCCAGATCGCCCGCGCCAGCCGCTTAAGGTGGTTTGCTTCGACCGGCCCGCTGTTCACGGTTACGTCGCGGAAAATCTTGCCGACTAGCGTTGAGGTCACCTCGCTAACGCGGCGGTTCGCCCGGTCTTTCAGATGGCATTCATAAAGACGCTGGTCTTTCTTCCAGCTCCGCTTGATCGGCTTGTCAGGGTTCGGCCCGACAGATCGTTCGGCGGACCACAGTTTCCACAGGTCACCGACAGTAAATTCGTCCTTCTTGGCGGTGGCGGCTGCTCGAACGCTTTCGCCAGCATTGAGCACTTGGAGTTTTTGCCGTGCGCCCGCTCGGGCCTGCTCGACTGTCAGATCCTCGGGAAACGCGCCCAGGCGCAGAAACTCGGTGTTGCCCTTGCGGCCCATGCCAGCCACGCGGCGGATAACGTAGAACGTCTTGCTTCCAGCCGGTGTGACGCACAAGGCAAGCCCTTGGGTTTTGGTGTCTCGATACCACACCCGCTTGCTGGTCGCAGCGATGCCGGTCAGTGCTGTTTTGGTGAACTGAAACGAGGTGTCAGCCGCTGCCAT